CAGGTATGCCGGGCGTAGTGGTAAGCGTGAACTGCCAAGAATGTGCTGTCCAGATGCGCGAGGATACCAACTGGCAAATGATCTGTATGTCTTTTGGAGAAACCTGCACAGATGAGGCATCCTGTCGGCGGGTGAAGTCGAATATCTGTTGCCAGTTCATCGACGCTGGATTGTAGATGCCAACAGGAGCGCTCGGATTGGTGGACAGTGTAGGCATTTCCTACCCAAAGATAATGGTTGCTCCAGCCGGAACCTTGGGTACCGAAGGAGGAGTCAGTTGCTTGGAAGCTGCTACACGCCTCTTGATGATCTCGTGAGCATTCGGCCCCCACTTGTCCACGTTCAGACCGCTCTTGTTGGCTTCCACTTCGGTAGCTTCAAAGTCGTATTCCTTGTGGCAATGAGAGCAAAAAACATGTGCCCATCCATTCGATAGCACTTGGCCGCGAAAGTTGGTCTGACCATTGGGCATCGTGTGCATACAGAGTTCCTGTCGCTCGGCAATCTCAGCGGCTTGGACCTTGGCAGCTTCCACCCGGCGCAGAGTCTGCTCCATGAGTTGCTGCTTTTCGCGGTCGGCCTTCTCTTGGTCTTCAGGAGAGAGCTTCTTGAGTTCCTGAATGGCCGCGAGAGTAGTTTCCCGGTTCTCTGCGCTCATCTGGCGCATGGCAGCGAGAAATGCTTGTACAAGGGTTGAATCTTTCCCTTCCGCAAACGCTTGCTCGGGCTCACTTAAATTGGTATCCGCGATGGGAGTTTCCAATTCTTCCTTCAATCCATCTGGTTTTATTACTGGCCATCTCGGCATCAGTTTATCTCCTCATACCACCGTTGGGATGCGCGTCCCCTTGAAATTGAGAATACACGCTCTGCCTCTGCTACGCCTATCAGTCTTTCGTGGATCAGGCGAGAAAGCACAGTGCGCCAGCCTCGAGTCTGGCCTACCATCTGCGGGTTCCCGAACTTGTCCTTTTCGACCTTGCGCGTGGTGAACTCCGGGGATATACCAGTCCATTCCATACCCACGATGTGACGACGTCCACGGCACCGCTCATCAGGATCAGTCAAATTGGCAGTAGGGTCGAGGACATAGACCGCGCCGATGTGCGGATAGTTCTTGCTCTGCTCAAAAACTAGGTTTGGATTCATCTTCGACAGGCGCTCGACAAGCACATTTCGCGTCAGAGGGCGTCCTAGCTGAGCCGATGCGTCTGTGGTGAGGAAATCACCGTCCGTACCAGCTACGGCCTCATGCTGCTTAGCTAGAGCCTCGGTAGTGGCCTTGTGGTGCTTCTCGCGGTCAGCTTCGAGCAATATTTGTTCTGCTTGTGCTGATAGTTTGCTTGCGTCGATAACTTGCGGTGAACTCATATTCCCATTCTAAAGCAAAAGCCGCCCGGTTAGGAGCGGCCCATGCTTATTTGAGACGGGTTAAAGCCCAATCTGGCCGCGCCCGATGGTATTGGCATACAGGGTGAACGGAATGGTTGGGGTTGAGGTTCCACCCACCGTATAGGCGAGTCGGACATATTTCACGTTGACTGGTGTATTGACTGCTAGCGCCCCGCCAGTCGCAGCCACAACACCAGCCGAGGCAGCATCCGAGATGGAAACCATCTTGAAGATGATGTACGGGTTGGTTGCGGGGGTGCCGGTCACGGTTACCTGAGTGAACCGCAAGGGCAAGTTGACCCATGTGGTTCCACCGTCAGGCGAGTCCTGAAGAACGGCGTCGAAAGTAGGGTTGGTTCCGCTAACGGTTCCAATCGCCAAGATGAGGCGGTAGGCATCGGCATACGGAAGGGTAAACGCGGAGGTTGCTCCAGTCGTCAGGGCAGTACCGGAGGCGAGAAGTTTGGAGCCGGGTTGAATCATTCCTGCACTGGGCATTAGAGTTCCTCCACTTGGAAGAGATCAAGATAGGCAACGTTGCCCGCGTTGGTGGCCGAGAACAGCCCGGCAACGCCAAAGTAAAGCACCAGTTCCCCAGTGGGAGCCGGAATGGTGATTGCTGTGGTGTTGGATTGACTGGAAACAGGCGCGGTTACCGTGTATCCGGTTAACGGAGTTATGGCCGTCACAGCCGTGGTGGTCTGGGTGGTAGCGCCGCCGTAGCCCGAGGACAGGCCATTGATCTGGCCAGAGATCGGGTCCCAAAGCAGTTCAGCCGTGATAACCCAGTTACCGCTAGCCGAGTTGAACGCCATCGCTGTGGGGCTGAATATGGTGGTATTCGATGCCAGGGTGAGCGACGGAATGGTCGATCCTGCCGGAGAGATCAGCAGCGACGGGGTGAAGTTGACGGTGGTTCCGCCAGTCGCACGCCCAGCCGCAGTTACCTTGATGTGCACAAGATCAATGTTGTTCGAGACGCCTTCCCCGTACTGCGAGTATCCGTTGTACTTGACGAAGACAGCTTTCGCTACCTGGGTCGCGGCAACGGTCGCAATGGGAGAGGTAAGTTGCTGGAAGACAACAGCAGTCGTGATCGGATTGACGAGTGACGCTGCGGCCTTCGCGATATACGGAGTGTTTGTGTTTGCCATCTTGTCTCCTTAGACGAGGCTCGCGTCGCACTGAATTACGCGCATCCGCTGTGGGTCGGTGATCTTGGTGGCCATCACGAAGCGGTAGCTCGCAATGGTTCCGATTTCGCCGGTGGGGTTGCTGGGGCCGATTCCAGGCTTCACGACGGAAACCTTGAACCGCTCATTCTTGGGGTCGGTGACGGTCGAAGGACCGCTGCCAGCCAGAGGAATGACGCAGAAACTCTGATAGCCGAAGATGTAGGCCGAATAGAGTTGATTCGGTGCTGTCCCGGTGATGTTGACATTGGTCGAAGACATGATACGGCAACCTGCAACCTTGCCAATTTCGCCGTTAAGCAGTTTTGTACCTTGCTGGTACTTCATGCAATCGATGAAGCCACCCGCCGTGTTGTCTGACATGATGTCGTATTCCACGTAGGGGTGAATGACGGCCATCCAGTCGCCCGAACCGTAAGGCCGGACATTGGAGCCCTTCATCAGCGTTACATTCGCCTTGAAATCGGCTACGGTCAGATTGGCCCCGATAGTAGGAACCGTATAGGCCGTGTTCGAGTCGATCTCAGCACGGGTGATGGAGTCAGTGGAAAGCGCAGCGCGGAAGGACAAGTCTTCTACCATCTGCGCGGCTGCACCGATGGAGTTGATGTCCGTCTCGTCATATAGCGTAGACGAATCCATGTAGTCCGAATACTGCTCAACAATCGAGGTAATCGGGTAACTGGACTGAGGTACGGGATTGGGGTTTACGCCTTCAGCCGCCGGTACTGTGTTCTGGCCGGGAAGGTTGAAACGGAACATCTGGATTGTTCGGCCCGAATTGCGGGGCATAGTGACTTTGTAGCCAAGCTGCCAGAAGTAAAGCTCTGGCATGAGCCGGTCAAGGCCCTTCTTGACGAAGTAAATCGCGGATGCCTGATGCAGCAATCCGGGATTTTGCGTGGTGGTGCCAACAGGAACTGCGGGCATATCGTATCTCCGAGGTTATGGAATGAGTATTTCGCCAACTTCAGCAAGTCTCACTACCGGGGGTCACTCGGAGTGCGTTAGCTCGGTGATGGGGTCTCCTTCACTTCGCTGTACTAGCATAGGCACAAATCCTTACTTTGTGCAAGATTTATTTACTGAATTGAGTTTGCTGCAAGCCATTCCCCCAAATCTTCCGTAGTCATATTGGAAAAATCTGATGCAGAAGGTGCACCTTTCCCAGTATTAGCCGGAGCGTTACCAGTAGGCGGCGGCGGCATCTGATTCTTGGGTGCGGTGGGTCTGGTGGTCACAGGAGCAGCGTTCATCTCGCCCTTGGCCTTGAGCGTGTAATACGCCATCTCAGCTGTCTTTGCGTTGAAGGGAAGACCATTCTCCTGCAAGAATCCATCAATCCTATCTGCATCGCCCTGCGACTTTGAGAACTCAGGAACCGCACGGAAGAAATTAGCTGCCTCAAAGTTGGCTTGCTGCGCTGCCATGAACTCCTGTTGGGCATTGGCAATCCTATTCTGTTCAGCGAACGCCGCAACAAGCTCTTGACCGTTCTTGGCACCGAAGGCCGGAGCCATGAGGTCGGCAATTGCAAGCGCGGTAGGATCAATGGCGTCTGGTGCTTGCTGTGGGGGAGCTACAGGAGCAATAGGCTCAGGAGTGCGGGAAAGCTCAGTGATGCGCTTGGATGCTGCTACCTGCGCCTTGGCAAGTTGCCCGTACAGTTCAGCATCATCCTTGCCGCGATATACCTGCCCAGTAGCCAATCGCATCTCGCGCTGCCCATTTTCTAGCGTAGAGAATGTGAAGTCTGGATCGGGTTCAGCTACCGGAGGCGGTTCAACAACAACCGGTTCAGTAGTAGGTTCGGTAGTTTCTGGTGCGGGTGTAGTTCCCGAAGCCTCTACCAGTGCTGCGTCAAAAGCGGGGTCTCCGCTTCCTTCATTACCAGCCGGAACGGTCTGTTCTACTTGGGTCGGATCGGGCATCTGTGTTCTCCAGTTCTTCTGATTTTATTGCGTTTGCTGAATCAATTACGGTTTGCTCCAAAGTCTTTACTACCAGACGGCGCTGCTGCCATGCGATTATTGCACTTCGACATGCCTCAAAATTGGTCGCAGGGGCGTTCAATGCGGCAAATTCAAGCCTTTCGCATTCTACTCTCTGATATTTTAGAAAATCTTGGAATGCCAAAGATTGAGCCAATTCCGCATAGGATATTGCAAGTTGCATCTCATCAGGTTGCATTATTTACCCTCAAGAATCTGATTTGACTTGAGTTCTGCATCTCTTGCAACCCCAAGAACCTCATTGAGCGCTCCAATCTTAGCCAAAGCGTTCAATGTTGCCACGATGATCTGTGTTTCATCTCGTTCATTAGCATCTTGAGACATATTCTGCAATCTGGCTTGCTGGAGTTGCATCTTTTCCTGTCCAGACTGTTGCTGACGCTGCTGTTGTTGCTGAAGCTCTTGCGGAGTCATCGGCCTAAATAGATTGAACGCCTTAACGTTATACACATCCAAGTAGAATTCAGTAAACTGTTCGATGTCTAGCGTCTTTTGCTGTTGCTCACCCATCGCAGTGATAATTTCAGGGTTTAGGACGTACTGCGTCAATGTCTGAAGTCCACCACCCTGCATCGCTGCCCGCATCCTCATGTTGTTTGCCGTCTTCAGCTTGAACTTGGGATCGGCATTGAGAATGTCAACTGGGTCAACTTGGAAGCTCTGTCCATCTGGTCCAAGGATGGTAAGAATCTGCTGCGGGTCCATGAACATGCAAATCAATTGCCACATTTGCGCTAGCATTTGATTTAGGGTTTGGTCTTCGATATTAGCCACAAGTCCATGAACCCTTGAATTTGATGCATTAGTTTGGGCTTGCACTCCAGTCGCGGTACGATTCGCTGAGTTTCCGCCACTGGATGGAGAACCGAGTACCGCAAGATCGGTGATTCCTGTAACTTTTTGGTCTCTGTTTTCAACTAATTGAACCTCTGTAAACGCCTGTTGAGTAACATTCCCCATCTCAAGGCGTACAACATCCTTGTTTGGGTCTTCCGCTTCCCAATTAGCACCAGGGCGCAGTTTCATCTTGCTCTGTGTCCGCGCCATGCCAAGTTTTGTGATGAATGGAGGATGAAGGATAAGATTCAACTCATCCAAGCGTCCGTCGGTCAATGTCTTAATGAGTTTCTGACCGGAATCAAGCAATTCAGGAATCGAGTATCCATAGAAGCTATGCAAAGCATTGACATAACACCAGTTTAGGAATGGAAGCGCCTGATATTGATTTGGCTTATTGTAGGCCACATGCTCACGTCCAATAAGCCAAACGTGATGATTCTTCTGCCAATAGCGCAACACTTCAACACGCGCAAGACGAGGATCAACGGACTGATCTTGACCGGGTTGATAGTTCACACCACGATAGCTCTGAATCGCCTGTCGGGTAGTATCACCCTCGGTGAACGTCTTCTGTTGGCTCAATCGGTAGAGCGTAACATCATCAGGAATGTCAAAAACTTCCTGCTCGCGATAACTAGCCAATTCCGCAATCGTCATCATTTTACGTCGAATGCAGAATCCAGCATTCTGAACATTTGTCGAACGTGTATTCGGATCGATATAGAAGTCCATCAAGTCTACAGGGTCCAGAAAAAATCTACTTTCTACTTCAGGCTTGAAGAACTGCTTTGCATAGCTTATTGTGCGACCCGTAGGCATAGGAATCTGCACACCGGGAAGCATTGGATGCTCAGCCATTGCAATCTCAGGTTCTACAACGCGCTGCCACTGAACAACCTGCTCAGTTCTAGGACCATCCCATCCCCATTCCCATATGCCATTGCCAAGAACTGTTCCGTCTTCAGTTAAACGATCTACGCAATAACGAAACGTCTGAAACTTTATAAGACCGCCGAGGGAACGTAACTGATTCTGCATCAAAGCACGAACCTGCTGAATCTGTGTGATAGTCGTACCACTCGAAGCAGCTTCAACATCAAAATCTAGGTCTGCACCGCAGATTGCATCGATCAACTGAGGCCGCAGGGCGTTTACCTGGGTGAAAGCGTGCCAAATCTGCATGTTGGCGCGTGGAGTCTTGGAACCATCCCAGTATTTCTCCCCATTACGTACTGCTGAATAGATACTGGCAGCGTTCTGCCACTTTGTCTCGTAGTTGGTTGATCTATCAGCAGCAGCACGGTTGAAATCTCCTAAGACGATGCGCTTTGCCTGATCAGCTGACCATTCTCCACCTGCAAGTAGGATACCTTCGCTTGTAGTCTGCTCGAATCCTCCAAGTTTAGGAGAAGCATTGGCATCAGTCGCTTTGCTCGGAATCATTGGAGGAGGCGCATTAGGGTCAACCGTTACCATAGCATCACTTTATCACTCCTTACGCTGGAAAACCCGTATCTCTATCGATCTTTGGGAAAAACTGATCATCGTCCTGATAATGTTCCGCCAAAATCAGCGAAATCGGATCGTGGAACGTACTCACAGTAGAATACTCCTCAACTCGATTGCTTAACACGCCGGAATTAACGCTCTTACCCTCAAGCATCAGATCGGTGAGTGTATCGAGAATATCATCGTGACGATACTTGGGAAAACCTTTTACTTCTGT